CGTCGTCATCGGTGACGCGCCGACGCTCGCGCAGCGCCTCAATCGCCGGGTCGATGCCGTCGAAGTTGCCCGCGCGCACGACATCGGCGTGCTTGGCGAGTCGCATGTAGCGAAACACGGTCGTGCGGTGCAGGTCGAGCGTGCTTGACACCCAACCCCACCAGTCGCCCGACTGCTTGAGCAGGTCACGCGACTGTTGCAGGCGCTCGCCGATGTGAATCGCGGCTTCGATGCGCTCCGGCGCGCGACCGAGAATCGCGGCGTTGGTCTTATTGATGTCCTCCGCGATCTCGGTCAGCGACAGTTGCTCGGGTGGCACGACCTTGAGCCGTGGTGTCATGGGTCGCTGTCGCTTTCGCGTGATTGCAGGAGCCGCTGCGCGGCCACGGCAAACGTGATCCCCTGCACGATGCCGAGCCCGGCAATGTTCGCCGATGTCGGCTCGACGCCGTGCAGGCGATACCACTCGTCTTGCAGCTTGACGACGCGCTTGGCTTCATCGGCAAGCACGCGATCAAGTCCGTCGTACTCGACACCGAGCAGCACCGCAACAACGCGATCAAGCGGCGGCGAGTCCTCACCAGTCTCGCCAGTGATGTTGTCTTCGATCGCCCGCATTCGCGTGGCGACCTCGCGCGGATCAAGACTGCCGCTTTGGCTCACGAGGACTCGCTATCGCGTGATTGCAGCACTGCCCGAAGCTCGCGGCACAGGCCGATGATGCGCTGTAGCCGCCCGTTCATTTCCAGCGCGGTTTCGTTGTATTTGCCGGACGCCTCGCGCTCGATGGCGTCAACCAGATCACTGCTGGATCGGCTCACAAGCACCTACCAGACCGGCGACCGCTCGTAGGCATCGACTACGTGCTGCGGCGGCTTAGGCGCCGGCGCAGGCTTGTGGTTGTTCGCCGCCTTCGCTTCTTGGCGGGCGCGCACCTCGCGCCGGCGGGTCGCTGACAGCTCGCGCTCGATGACGTCACGGATCCAGATCGTGCGCGGCACCTCGCCTCGCACGACGTCGATCCGCGCCAGCATCGCCGTGGAGATCGGCAGGTTGATGTTGCTGTCTATTCCCATCGTGGTCTCGGGACGACTCGCTCGGACGCGAGGATAGGTTCGGTCTCGGACGGCTCGGGATCACGCAGCTCACGCTCGATCGCGCGGCGGATCCAAGGCTCGCGCGGCACGTTGCCACGAGCGTCTTCAACGCGTCGATGTAGATCGGGCGACAGGCGCACGATCACCTGTATCGGCTTTTTCATGTACGTGATGCTAGCAATCTGGGAGGTCGCTGAATGGATCTCGGCCGATTCAGGATCGCGCCCGATGTTCTCGCGGCGATGTCCGAGAAGGAACGCCGGCAGGCGCTCAAGCAACTGCAGGAGCTCGAACAGGCGTTCAAAGCGAACCCGCTGCTGGGCTACCGCCCGCATCCCAAACAAGGGCTCTTTCACTCGCCCGATGCTGATGGTGGCTGGCCGCGGTCGCGCTTGTTCCTTGGTGGCAACCGTTCGGGTAAGAGTGTCGCGACGATGGTTGACACTGTGATCCAGTTACTTGACAGTGACGTCGTACCTGATCACCTGGCGATGTATAAGCGGTGGCAGCCACCGATTTACGTGCGGGTAGTGACACCGGACCTTACTAACACGATGGAAGGTGTCGTGTTACAGAAGTTTCGCGAGTGGTGTCCAGTGTCACAATTGAAGGGCGGCGGGTTCGATAAGGCTTGGGACAAGATGCAGCGGATGCTGCGGTTCAAGAATGGATCGTGGGTGCAGTTTTTCTCCAACGATCAGGACTTGGACAAGTTCGGTGGCGCCGCGCTTCACCGTGTCGTCTATGACGAGGAGCCGCGCGCTGACATTCGCCGGGAGTGTCTGATGCGACTCATCGACTATGGCGGCGAGGAGCTGTTCGGACTGACACCGTTGCATGGCATGTCGTGGGTGTATGAGGAGTTCTTTGCGCCGTGGCAGCGCGGGCAGCTTGATCAGGCGCGGCTGGTGCTGGTCGACATGGACGACAACCCGTACTTGAATCAGGAGACGAAGGATTGGGTGCTGTCTGGCTTGTCGGCCGAGGAGCGCCAGGCGCGCAAGCAGGGACGGTTCGTCGCGTTCGCCGGCTTGATCTACCCGCAGTTCGGGCGCAAGCATGTGATCCCGCAACTGCCCGAGGTCGGCGAGTCCGATGAGACGACGGTGCCGATGGGCGCCGAGGTCTTCTGCGGCATCGATCCCGGCATCCGGCACATGTGCGGCGTGCTGTTCGCCTACCTGACACCCGCGGACGACATGGTGGTCTTCGATGAGATCACCGCGAAGGACATGACGATCAAGGATGTGTGCGACGAGATCAGGATGCGCTGCCTGCGGTGGGGTTGCGCGCCGCAGTGGTACACGCTCGATCCGTCGGCGCGTAACCGGGCGACGCAGACCGGCCGCTCTGATCAGCAGGAGTTCGCTGATAACGGTATCTACACGATCCCGGCGCAGAACAGCGTCACCGCTGGCATCAACCGTGTGCGCGAGCGACTGGAGGCCGGCAAGCTGCAGGTGACGGCCAACTGCACGGAGTTGCGCGAGGAGTTCAACCAGTATCACTGGGTCAAGGACACTCGCCGCACTGAGCATGAGCCGCGCGACACGCCGGTCAAGAAGAACGATCACCTCTTGGACTGTCTGCGCTACCTCGTGATGCAGCGGCCGCTCGCGCCGACCGAGCCTCTGACCCGGCCGACCGACTCGCTGCGTGACCGTTTGCTGCGCCACAGCCTCAGAACACTGGGGCAGCGATCTCAAGCGACGCCTATGCACCCGTCTGGGCCGGGCGTCTTCACAAGCTGAGGAGGAGTACATGGCGATTGCCACCCGCTTTCGGATCTCCGATCCGAAGCCCGCTTACTGCGCCGCGTGTTTCAAGGGCGCGACGGAGGATGTCGTGTTCGTTGACTTCGACGCTGCGTTGGATCGCGGCGCGATCGTGGACGGCGACACGATGGCCGTGCTGGAGACGATGGATGACCTGCATCTCTGCTCGCAGTGCATTCGTGACGCGGCCGAGCTGCTGTCGTTCAAGCCCGAGTTGCAGGCGCGCCAGGAGCACGAGCTGGACATGACCGTGCGCGAGCTCAACGGGCTCAGGGATTACGTGGCGGATCTGGAGAAGGCGCTTGTCGACAAGCCCAAGCGCACCGGGCCGCCGCGATGACGGCTGCTGTCGCCGTTGCCGCGGGCGCCGCCGCGCTGCTCGCCGTGTTCGTGGTGGCGTTGATCTTGCAGCTCTCCAAGATGGTGACGTCTGCGGAGGCTGAGCGCGACCGGATCGCGCAACGGCATGCTGTCGAGGTCGAGCAGTGGGCGGCCGAGCGGCTCGCGTTGCTGAACCGCATTCAGCGGCCGGACGTTTTGGCGGCGCCGGCGGTGGTGGAGTTCACCGAGCCCGAGCCCGAGGTGGACGAGTCACACCTTGTCGGGCAGATCCATCTCGATCCTGAGTACGGCCTAGATGCCGACTGACTCAACGGTCCAAGACCTGAACGAGCTCTACACCAAGGCGCGCTCGGCGCGCGCGGTGCTCGAACCCGTCTGGCAGATGAACATGGCCTACTTCGCGAACGAGCAATGGTTGGCGTGGAACGGCAACCGCTTGTATCGCCCCGAGGTGCCGCGCAACCGGATCCTCGTCACGGACAACCGGATCACGCCGGCGATCCGCAAGGAGATCGCGCGGATGACCAAGCAGCAGCCGGTCTTCACTGTGACGCCGAACACGGCGGATGAGCAGGACACCAACGCGGCCGAGCTCGGCGAGACGGTGATGCGCGACCTGTACAAGCGTTTGAAGCTGGCGGCGACGGTCGGCACTGCGCTGCGCTGGTCAAGGGTGTGCTGCGCCGGCTTCCTGAAGGTCTTCTGGGATTCGACGGTCGGCGAGTCGACCGAGGTGCTTGTCTCCCAGGCGAACGGGAACATCATCCAGAATCCGCAGACCGGCGCGCCGTTGCGGCCGGGCGACATGCCCGAGATGCAGCAGATGCCCGGCGTCGTCGTGCGCGTCGTGTCCCAAGGCGAGATCTGCGTGGAGGCGCGATCGCCGTTTCAGATGTTCCCCGACCCGCTCGTGGAGAACTTTCAAGACGCCGAGTGGCTCGTGGAGGAGTCGGTCAAGTCGCCCGACTACGTGCAGCGCCGCTACGGCGTGACGCTGCAGCCGGACACTGCGGCGGCGCCCGGCTTCAACGGGATCGGCACCGGGATGATGGCAATGGGTCGCGCGCGGTACATGGGCGTGCGCGTGCGCGAGTACTGGTGCAAACCCAATCCGAACAGTCCCGGCGGCAAGCGCGTCGTGTGGGCGTTGCAGACGACCAAGAACAGGACGACCACCGGGCAGATTCTCTACGAGGACGATCAGCCGTTTGACTGCCAGCCGTACATCATGTTCTCGGCCGTCCCGGTGCCGGGCCGGCTGTGGCCGATGTCGGTGGTCGAGCTGCTCCGCGGGCCGCAGACCGAGCTCAACAAGGTCGAATCGCAGATCGCTGAGAACCGCTCACGGGTCGGCAACCCGACGCTGCTCGCTTCCAAGCAGGCGGTCAGAGACCCGCAGAAGTTCGTGCAGTCGGCCAACCAGCCCGGTGGAGTTTTGTTCTACGACGACGTTGGCTCGCCGAATGCAAAGCCCGACATCCTGCCGGCGCCGCCGCTGCCCGACTATGTGATCCAGACGATTACGAACATCCTCGGCTCGATCGAGGACATCTCGGGGCAGCACGAGGTATCGAGCGCGCAGGTGCCGCCGGGCGTCACCGCCGCGTCGGCGATCAACCTGTTGCAAGAGGCGGACGACACGATGCTCGGCCCGGACATGGCCGACTTTGAGCAGCAGCTTGGCTACCTGGGATCGAAGATGCTGAGTCTCGTCGCGCGCTACTACACCGACGCCAGAACGATCCGCGTCGCTGGCGATAACGGCTCGTGGCAGATCTTTGACTTTCGCGGCGCGATGCTGCGAGACAACACGCATGTCGAGGTGCAGGCCGGCTCGGCGTTCCCGCAGTCCAAGGCGGCGAAGCAGGCGTGGATCCAAGACCTGCTCACGTTCCTCGTGCAGTCGGGCAACCCGCCGCAGGGACGCGAGCTCGCGCAGTTCCTCTCTGATTCGGAGATCGGCGGCGCCGAGCGGCTCGTGGAGGCGTACACGATCAACGAGCAGCAGATCAACCGCGAGAACGTGTTGCTCAGTCAAGGGCAACTGTTCGGCATCAACCCGTACGACGACGACCAGGCGCACATCGACGGGCATCAGGACTTTCAGAAGTCGGCGCGCTACCCGCAGTTGCCCGAGCAGACGCAGGCCAACATTGAGGGGCATGTCGAGATGCACAAGACGCGCATCGAGCAGCAGCAGGCGGCGGCGCAGGCGGCGGCGGCACCACCGCCGGGACAGCCCGGAGCTCCGCAGCCGGGCGGCCAACTGCAGCTCCAGATGGCCGCGGCGCAGGAGCAGCCTCCGACCGCTGGGCAGCAGTTCGCGCTCAGCGGGCCACCGCCGGATCCGATGGCGGCCGCGCAGGGGCAGCAGCAGCTCGTCGCCGGCGCGCAGCAGGCCGGCTTCCAGCAGGCCGCGCAGGAGCAGAGTCAGCGTCACGCCGAGCAGCTTCACCAGCAGCGGATGCAGCACGCCGAGGAC